CCTCTGTCTATGGTTACTCTAGTAGGCAAACCCGCCTAGTAAAAACCTTCCAAGTCATCATATCCGACATCCCAGCCTATGTCTGTTCTTGAATTATCTAGGTACGCCTTATCAACGGTATTCTTCGCTTCTAAATGTTCATATGAGGGAAACCCTTGAATCAGTTCCTCTGGAGTTATTCCCATCTGTCTTATTCGACGAATATCTTGTGCGTCCTGCAATCTCTCAGCCATCTTTTCCTTAAGGCCTGTTCGGACTGTCAAACCTTCATACAACTGCACATAAAAATTTCGTAATCGAACATAAGCGTTCTTATTTGATGCATATGTTGAATAGGCTTGACCTATAACTGACAACATTACGTCCACTGAATCGCGCACCTTTGGCTCTCTCGAATACACCGCACGAACAACAAAGTCCCTTGTCTCCCGGTACGGTAAAAAGGTTGGCTGTCCTGGGTTCGTGTTTTCATTTATCACTTGAACATATTTTAAAAAACACGCCCCTACCTCAGTAATCCAGCCGTTACTATGCTGTGTGCAAAAAGATACCAACTTCAAATCTCTTACATCCATATTCCAGTACGTCTTGCAGTAATACGCCCACTGATCGCCTCCAAACATAACCGACCACTTAGAAATTCCAACTCTATACAAGTGGTCATCGCCATACGTCACTAGTTTGATAATTGCAATCATATAGGCCTCCAATTCTTCTTGCATCTCAATAGGAGTCTTAAACAGCATCCACATCATAAAACCTGAGAAGACAAAACTGGTAATCCATGAGTCACAGTGAGATGTATTGAGCTTGCCTGAGGCAATAGAACCCTCTATAACTATCCAAATGTTCGACATAATATAGGTCACTCGATAACATGCGATCTCAACTATGAACTGTATTATCCTCTCTAGGATGGGAAAATCGGCGGATGTTACATCAAAGTGTATTGTGGCCTGGGAAGAGTATATCTTCTGTAGAGTGTTCCTCACGGACTGGTCAAATTTCTTAAAGTCTCCCTCCCAGATACCTTTTTCCCAGCAGTTATTGATATTTATCCCTAAACACTCTGC